GAACTGCGTGGACCTTCATTGAAGCGTTCATTGGTGCATTAACAGTTGCTCCATTAGTTGGTGTAGAGGCTGAAACACTTCAGTTAGCTGCATTAGCTGGTGGTGGTGCTGCACTTGCAGTCATCAAGACATACGCAAAAAAACAAATTACTAAGTAACAAAATAGTCATACACTTTGTGTATAATAGCCTTAACAGAAGGGCTAAATATGACACAAGAACTAGGTAACAATTACTATAAATCTGGGTGGCAACCATCAATAGAATTTGATGAGAAGACTGGCAAAGGTGAAGTAACTTATGTTGGTACTGACCCAGATTACAAGAATAAGTATGATGACATACTAAGAGGCTGGGGTTTTGACCCTAAGTACTACGAAATAGAAGGCACAGTTCGTGCTTCTTCGTGGGAAGGACAGTTAAAAGGAGGTAGGACAACTACCTTTTTTGCATTTAAGGGGATTGTAAAGCGTAAGAACCCTGCATTAGACCAGTACTTTGATGAATTACTATCGTTGTTTAAACACAAACCTAAATTAAAAGATAAAAAAGTAGGTGGTGATACTGCTTTTATATTTACAATGGCTGACTGGCAGTTAGGTAAGGCTGACTATGGAGTTGAAAAGACTATTGAACGCTACGAGGAAGCCCTTATAGCAGGGGTAAATCAAATTAAGGCACTGCGTAAGGGAGGTACACTAATTGATGAAGTGTATCTGTTAGGATTAGGCGACCTTACTGAAAATTGTGACCAAAGTTTCTACTCAAGTATGCCATTTAATGTAGAACTAAACCTATCACAACAGTATAGATTAGCAAGACAGATGATTATGCGTACAGTAGAAGCGTTCTTACCTGTTGTAGATAAGATTACTTTATGTGGAATTGGTGGTAATCACGGAGAGATGACAAGAAGTGGCAAAGGACAGGTGTTATCTGATAGATTAGACAACTCTGATATGATGCACTTTGAGGTAGTTAAAGAAATACTTGCACAGAACAATAGGTATGACAAAGTAAATGTGATATTACCTACTGACTATCATCACTTGTTAGAAATTAAAGGTAAAGCTGTAGCTATAACACACGGCCATATGACTACTGGTGGAGCTGGTCCTGAAGGTAAGATAATTAAATGGTGGCAAGGACAGATGTTTGGGTGGCTACCTAGTGGTGCTGCAGAGATACTTATTACTGCTCACTACCATCACCCTAGGGTGTTTAAACAGGGTAAGAGAACTTGGTTTCAGTGTCCTAGTATAGATGCAAGTAAAGACTTTACTGCAAGGACTGGAATGTGGAACGAACCAGGCGTTCTCACATTCACAATCAATAAAGAAGGATGGGATAACTATAAAATAGTTTAGTTATTCTTCTTCTTTTACTTCTTCAGGTATCCAAGTCATAGTAAAGTTTGGTGTTATAGCAGTAAGCATAACTTTGCCACCTGCTATTGGTACTGACTGTGCATTAAACAATACATTACCATCATCACCCTGCCTTATTAATAACTCGTGAAGCAACATTGGAACAGTTGCTTTG